GGCCATTACCAGAATCCTCCTTTCAATAAGTTTCCGTTGGCAAATCCTTTGAGGCTAAACTGTTTGCTGACCTGTTGGCGACTCTGCATGGGCAACAGTGTTAGGCTTATTTCAATCTTGGTCGGCACATAGGTAGGATTGCCTAGACCTAGGCTGCCCGATGGTGCAAAAGTGCTGTTCAAGGCACCTTTCTTTATGCCTTGCCCTAGAGTCTCTAATCTCTTGAGCGCATAACTCAAAGGATTGCCGGCTATGCTCTGACGAGCACGTGCTGTGGGTTGTAAATTTGTGCCCACGTCTGTGGTGGTCTGTGCGCGAATGTAATTGACATCGGCTGGCAAGTTGTAGTTGAATTGATTTATGACCACTGGATGTCTGCTGAATTGGAAGTCACCAAATCCTGACAAATAGCACAAAGGTGGCGGACTACCACGTTCGGCATCTTGACCATAAAACATCTTGGTAGCGCTGCGGAAAAAGTGTATGACTGCTAACAAATAGTTGGCTTCGTTGGTGTCCTGCGCAGTAAACGTGGCTCGCACATTGATTTGATCAATGGCACTGTTCTGATAAAAATAGCCTTTGTAGTTGCTGTGTGTGAGATCATAGGCCGAATAATTAGCCTTATAACCTATGTCAATGGCCGGAGTATACGGAAATATGACTCCGTCTGTGAGAAACAGTGGCCATAGCACTGGACCACAATCAGGATCATTGTAGAGATAATTGCTGTTGGGAGCCAGACTCAATCTCACACGCCAGTCACCGGTTTGTGCTCGATTTTGTCGTTGATTTCTTATGGTCTGTTGTTGTCGAGCCTGTTCACGCAGAGCGTCAGTTATGGCAGATTCTTCGGCAAACAGTTGTGCGTCGGTTATGCCACCTTGGCCTACATCTCCAGCATCTACTCCAGCTTCAGCAGCAATTTGATTGAGTTGCTCGGGTGTGAGATTACCGGCCAAGGCCAATGGTGGACCTTGTTGTTCTTGACTGAGAGGAACCGGTATACCTTCGTCAAAAAAGCCTTGTTCTTGTGCCTGTAATTGTGCCTGTTGTTCAGTAAGCCCAGTGGCCACAGGCAACCCTGTATCTTGATTTACCACGGCATAGGTGCCGGTTTCTGGATCAAATGCTGTGATATACCCGACCGGTCCGGCCGAGGTGTCTATTTGTGATGCAGACGGTGCTGTGTTGGCTGGAGGTATGTTTGATGTGGCATTGACCCTGGCTTCGTTAGCAATTTGTTGTGCTAGTTCTGGCGTAAGGTTGGTATATCCTGGTAGAGGTAGACCATCTTGTCCAAACACTGCCCACTGGCCTGTTTCGGGATCTTCGCCAGCAGTGTAGTTGGTAAACACTGACTGTTGTACCGAAGGATTAAATCCAGGAGTTTGTATGTTGAGTGGTTGTCCATTGGGCCCAGTAACGGTGACTGTGCCGGGTCCGGGTTTGACGAAACTGAGTGGTATGTTGTTGCCCAGGCTGGCCAGCTGTATGCCCGGCACATTTGGTATGCCAATGTTGGGATTAATACCTGTGAGTTGACTGAGACTAGGAATTGTTACTGGCCTGCCGGCAACCTGTTGATTGATACTGGCATTGACCGCACCGGCGGTACGATTGACTACATTGGTCAAAGCACCACCGACTATGGGTATACCTGCTGTTTGACTGCTAATAGCACGAGCCGTGGTTTGAATAGCTGTGTTGACTATCTGTTGCGTGATGGCCTTTTGTGCCTGGGCGGCCAGCTGATCAAAACTTGGAACAAGACTTTGTGCCTTGGCCAAAATATCCCCACCAAAGCTTCCACCAAGTTCGGTGGGTATTCCAAATGCTTCCTTGGCGCCAGTGAAAAAATTATCAAAGGACTGGGCCTGTAAATCGGCTGTGCTGACAAACACCCCATTGACTTCGGTAAATGCTCCACCGGCAGTGAAATCAATATCTGTCAGCGTAGAGCTGTTGCTGACTATGTCTCCTGGAAAATTGGCATCCCACCAACCACCGTCGCCGGCAAAACTGCCTACCTGTTCGTAATCAAAGTTGGACAGGGCGTCAAACTGATCAAACTCGCCCAACACATCGCCAAGATCGCCAATCTCATTGAGAAACTCGGCACCGCTTTCGGCAATTTCAGAGGCAACATCCACTGCTTCAAAGGCAACATCGGCAAAATCGGCGGCAAAATCAAATGGCACGTTATTTCTCCAAGATCAAGGTTTGATCTATTTTGTCTACTTCTGTTTCTTCAGTGGCATGCACACAAAACCAAACCGAGTCTTCAATGGCTTGTATGTTGTGTGCTAGTTCTTTTTTGATTTCAATCATGGACGGTGCCACATGCTCTTGGGTGATCGCACCCACGGTGACTCTTACACGACCTTGGGCCAGGATACTGAGATGGTCATACACATGTCGATGTGTGGGTATTTGTGTGCCAGCAGGTATGGTCATTTTTTTGGCATATAAGCCTTGACTAAAAAAGTGTTCTGGTTGTGCTTGTTGTTTGGTCAACAAAACCGATGCCGTTTCATCCGAGCCTATGCCATACCAAATAGAATCTTCCAGGGTAGTCATACAGTATACAGTATTGGCATTCAGTAAAAAATGATTGGGCGCACGGATATTGAGTTTTTGATCTCCGGCTTCAAACAACACCGCTCCTTGAGACAACACAACCACGCGATTTTTTGGCAATGGTTGCGTGGTAATTTTGATCAGCTTGGGCACATATTGTGCAAGAATGTCTACTCCATCCACAGACATGCGTTGAGTCTTGATTTTTTCTGTGCCCGACACTGTGGGTATGGCGCTAGGTGAAAGTTGTGCGGAATCTGTTGTCATCTTGTATTTAACCAAAACAAAATAGGCCCAGTTAAAGAAAGGTTGACAACCTGGTATTTTGTGCTACAATAAATACATTATTAGGAGATCAGGAGTGTCACAAACCCCTACAAGAACACCAGCCAAAGTCAATTATCTCAATAACAGAGATATCTTAAAAGAAATACATCTCAGCAAAAATACCTACTGCGTTTACCGTTATCCTGTGATAGATCACCAGTATGATATTATTTTGCCCACGGTGGAAAAGATCAATCAGCGAACCATAGCCGAAGCACGGCGCAATCGTGCAGATCGACTCAAACGTGAGGGTACCATAGTAGATCCCAAAAAGATACCTAATACCGATCTAGTGTTCCGTATAACCTGCTGGGAACACATACCCATGGCACCCAAGAAAGTGCCAAAAACACAGGCCAAGAAAAAGAAAATTGAAGATATCTTTGAATTGGATTTAGTGGAAGAAGATGATCCTTTGGCCGAACTATTAGAAGTTCCTGTACTGGACGAAAAACATGTGAGACTTAATTTTCCTCCATTCTATCATTATCGTCTGGATGACAACAAGGTGCCATTCTTGGTGGGCAAAAGCCACTGGAAAGGCACTCTAGAACACGGCGAATTCAGCAAGGAACACGGGCAGATGACCCGCAAGTTGGCCACCATGTTTATCAAACTGTGCGAACGCTATGCTACTAGAAGCAACTGGCGCGGGTACACCTACAACGAAGAAATGCGTGGACAAGCCTTGCTACAGTTGAGTCAGATTGGTTTACAGTTTGATGAATCAAAAAGTCAAAATCCATTTGCTTATTACACCGCCGCTATCACTAATTCGTTTACTAGAATTTTGAATCTTGAAAAGAAAAATCAAAACATTCGCGATGACATGCTGGAACAGGCCGGACTTAATCCGTCTTGGACCCGACAAAATGCTGGCAAAAAGAATCCCAATATGACTGCCAGCGAGGTTGTAATTGTCACTGAAGAGTAGTATAATCACTGGATGAGTCTATTTAAAAAAGTAGCAGTTTGCACCGACATCCACTTTGGTCTAAAGTCTAATAGCCTACAACACAATCAAGATTGCAGTGACTTCATTGATTGGTTTATAAAAACGGCCAAGGCCAATGGTTGCGAAACTGGGATGTTCCTGGGCGACTGGAGCCATCAGCGTGCCGCAATCAACATGCAGACCTTGCAGTACAGTCTGCGTAGTTTGGAAAAGTTAAGTGCGGCATTTGATCGCTTTTACTTTATCCCAGGCAATCATGATTTGTACTATCGTGACAAACGTGATATCTACTCAACTGAGTGGGCCAAACACATACCCAACATCCAAATTGTCAATGATTGGTTTGAAGATGGTGATGTGGTCATAGCTCCTTGGCTAGTGGGCGATGATCATAAGAAGATCCCTAAAATGGGTGCCAAGTACATGTTTGGACATTTTGAGTTGCCACACTTTAAAATGAATGCCATGGTAGAAATGCCCGATCACGGCGAAGTCAAGGTAGAGAGCTTTGGCGGCTTTGACAAGGTATTCTCAGGGCACTTCCATCTCAGACAACAGAAAAAGAACATCAACTACATTGGCAACTGCTTCCCACACAACTATGCCGATGCCGGCGATGCTGATCGTGGCATGATGATCCTTGAGTGGGGATCCGAGCCGGTGTATCATGCTTGGCCCGGACAACCCTTGTATCGTGTGCTTAAACTGAGCCAGGTCATTGATTCGGCGCCAACGATACTTGTGCCCAATATGCATGTGCGTGTAGAGCTGGATATTGACATCAGCTATGAGGAAGCCAATTTTATCAAAGACACGTTTGTCAAGGATTACAGCTTGAGAGAAATGGCCTTGATTCCTGTCAAAAGTTCAGCAGTGGATTTAGACATGTCTCCAGGAGAAGTCAAATTCGAAAGCGTGGATCAAATTGTCACAGATCAGCTGACCAATATTGAAAGTGAATTTTACGATCCAAAATTATTGTTGAAGATTTATCAGAACCTATGATCCATATTAAGAATCTGACTGTAAAGAATTTCATGAGTGTGGGCAATGCCACACAGGCCATTGATTTTGACCGCAAGGACTTGACTCTGGTCCTGGGCGAAAATTTAGATCTGGGCGGTGACGGCAGTCGCAACGGCACAGGTAAAACCACAATCATCAATGCTCTCAGCTACAGTCTATATGGACAGGCGCTCAGCAACATCCGCAAGGATAACCTTGTAAACAAGACCAACAACAAAAACATGTTGGTCAGTTTGGATTTTAGTGTAGGCGGTAAGGATTATCGTATCGAACGTGGACGTAAACCCAACGTATTGAGATTCTTTGTAAACAATCAAGAGCAAGTGGTCACAGACGAAGCACAAGGTGATAGTCGAGAAACACAGGATGCTATTGAGCACACCTTGGGACTCAGCCACGACATGTTCAAACACATCCTGGCACTCAACACTTATACAGAACCGTTCTTGAGTCTCAAGGCCAACGATCAACGCACAATCATTGAACAGTTGTTGGGTATCACCATGCTGAGTGAGCGGGCTGATCGAATCAAAGAACACAATAGATCTACCAAAGAAGGCATCACACAAGAAGAATTTAGAATTCGTGCTGTGCAAGAAGCCAACAAACGCATAGAAGAACAAATCGAATCATTGCGTCGCAGACAAACCTTATGGGTGACCAAACATGAAGAAGAGATTGCGAAACTCACGGCCGCGCTCGAAGAGCTCAAGAAGATTGACATTGAAGCCGAGATACAGGCTCACAAGGCACACAAAGTATGGGATCAGAAGCGCAAAGACCTTAACGACTTGGCTGGACAGATCTCCCGCACGAAGCTTGATAAAGATCGCGAGAACAAAAGCATTGAGAAGCTTGGCAAGGAGATTGCGACACTTGAATCACACACATGTCACACTTGCGGGCAGGCTTTCCACGACCATAAGCACCAACAGGTCCTGGCAGGTAAACAGGCTGATCTGGCAGGAGCGCGAGAAGCGTTCCAAGAACATACACAGCTCTTATCAGAACTTGAGACTGCCCACCAATCCTTGGGCCTGTTAGGCAAGCCTCCGGTCATGTTTTATGATCGTGAAGAGGATGCTATACATCATAGGTCAAGTCTGGCTGCACTAGAAAAACAACTTGTAGACAAACAGGCCGAAACAGATCCTTACGGTGAACAGATCCTAGACATGCAGGGTCAGGCCCTGCAAGTGGTCACGTATGACACTCTGAACGAACTCACCCGATTGCAAGAACATCAAGACTTCCTGCTCAAACTCCTGACCAGCAAGGACAGTTTTGTGCGCAAAAAGATCATTGAGCAGAACTTGAGCTACTTGAATGCCCGACTCACACACTATCTAGACCGTATCGGCTTGCCACACACAGTGGTATTCCAGAACGATTTGAGTGTGAGTATTGAAGAACTGGGCCGTGAACTGGACTTTGACAATTTGAGTCGTGGCGAACGCAACCGATTGATCTTGTCAATGAGCTGGGCCTTCCGTGATGTGTTTGAGAGTTTATATCAACCCATCAATGTGCTGTTCATAGATGAAATGATTGATTCGGGCCTGGACACACAGGGTGTGGAGAATGCCCTAGCCTTGCTCAAGCACATGAGTCGCGAGCGCCACAAGAGCATTTGGTTGGTCAGTCACAGAGACGAACTGGCCGGGCGTGTGGAAAATATTTTAAAGGTCGTTAAAGAAGGCGGCTTTACCAGTTACAATACGGATGTAGAAATTGCGTAAGATTTTAATTACCGGCCGCACAGGATTGGCAGAAGCATTGTCTAAGACGTATTCTAACGATCTGGTCACTTGTGTATCTAAATCAACTGGGCATGATATAAATTGCGTTGACCAGTGGGGTGTCGATTACTTAGATTATGATTGTGTGTTTAATTGTGCATATGATGGAATCGGCCAACAATTGGTGCTAGAATATTTTTATCATCACTGGCACAGCGATGCTACTAAACAACTAATAACTGTGGGTAGCAAGGTTATTACACAACCTCGCATCGACCAAGAGCGTGACCGTGAATATTGGCCGTATCGAACACATAAACAAACACTACAATCAATGTTTGATAGCATGATACCCAATGCTAAATGTGATTTAAAAATCATCAATCCCGGGGCAATAGATACTCCTATGATTGAGCATCAAAAAATTCTCAAAATGCCTACAAAATTTTTGGCCGATAAAATATACAATTTTGCAGCGGATCGTACTAACAAAAGGTTAGATATATGGATCTGAACTGGCAGTTTTATCATTGGCATTTAGAACCCAGTGCAGTATGTACATTAAGATGTCCACGATGTCCCAGGACTGAACATCCAGACACGCCGTGGCTCAATAAAAATATGACCCTAGATTTTGTAAAAAAGTTTTTTACAGAAGACATGTTGCGTGATACCGTAAAACGTGTTACCATGTGCGGCGATGTTGGTGACCCAATCTATTGCAAAGAATATATTGAAATTTGTAGATATATTAAATCTGTAAATCCCAACATTCATATATTCACAATCACCAACGGAAGTTATAAAAAACCAGAATGGTGGCAAGAACTAGCATCAGTGCTCAACGACCGTGATACAATTAACTTTAGTATCGATGGGTATGACGATGCCAGTAACAATCTATATCGTATAAACAGCAACTTTGAAAGCATCATGGAGGGCATTCGTGCTGTCCGTGCGGTTAACAAGGACGTATTCTTGATTTGGGCCGCTATTATTTTTAAGTTTAATCAAGATCATTTGAACGAGATTATCGATCTGGCTTGTGGTTTAGGCATGGATGCTGTACAATGGACTCGTAGTACAAAGTTTGGCAGTGTCTACGGCGGATACGGTGGTGTCGATGATCCATTGGAACCGAGACCAGAATTTATTAGTAAAACGCACAGATACGAACGTGAGGTAGTTAATCTCAGTGGCCGCCGGCAAAACAATACAGATTATTTAGAACATAACAAACAAAAATATTTTGAAATCAAAGAGCAGTACAAAGATAAACCAGTTACTCCACTGTGCGAAATTGGCAATCGCGGCATATATGTCAATGCCGAAGGGGTTGTATTTCCCTGTAGTTGGGTCAGTTTTCCATATCATAGTCTAACACATGGGGACAAAACTATACAATGGAAAGATAGTTTTTTTGCAGAACACCGTGAGCGCATGAGCCTACACAACAGAACTTTTGCAGAAATCATAGCAGATCCTTTATGGAACAAATGTAGTCGTGGGTTTACTGACCCAGAAAAAACTTGGGTAGAGTGTGGACAAAAGTGTTCTTCGTCAATAGTCGACGAAAATTATGCAGTTGGATGGGAAACAAACTAAGTATGAGTCCATGGTATGGTTGTACGAAAACACACAAATTGAAACATTACCCGATGATTGTGTTGGCTTTGTTTATTTGATCACAAATAACGTAACCGGCAGGAAATACATTGGGAAAAAATTAGCAAAATTTAGTAAGACCTCATACAAAGTAGTAAAATTAAAGAACGGCAACAAGAAACGTAAAAAGATAAGAAGTAAAATAGATTCAGACTGGCAACTATACTATGGAAGCAACGATCAACTAAACCGAGACATTGCAGAGCTAGGCTCAGACAACTTCACAAGAGAAATATTATTTTATTGCAATTCAAAAGCAGCTTGTAGTTATATAGAGGCCAGAGAACAATTTAATCATAGAGTATTAGAGTCAGATGACTACTACAACGGACAGATAGTTTGCCGTATACACGGTAGTCACATAAAAAACAAAATTTAAACTAGACAGGCAACAACACACTCTGTTTGGTCGAGGATGCTCGACTCGCAAGGAGGAACGGTGAGATACCCGGTCCGGAATAGCTTGCGTGTGAAAGGCAATTGCTAACTTAAAGCAACAAATGGTTTGGGCAACGTTGAAAAAGATACGACCCATGCTTATAGGACTTGGATTTATTATCGGGTCACTAGGGTTCCGTTGATTTGTGAAGCTAGAGTAAGGGGTACCGGTCAACCGCCTCTGTGTTGGAAACAACAATCTCTTTATAATAAATGACTATGCTACTCGGATAATGCGTACCAGTCAGTTCACCGTGCATACGGTGAATTGTGACCACTTAATCTGGATAATACGGAAAAACAAACATTGATGAGCAAAGCGAATCAATAGATCTCGACAGAGATCTTGAACAATCAGAACTGATCAGGCCAATCGCGAAACAAGGCATGCTGGATGTCACCAGACACAAACTGATTAAATGACTTGTGTTTAACTTCAAGTTCGCCTTCCAGTGGAGCAACACGTCGAAACGCCGAGTCCATTTGGCCCATGTCCTTGAATTCCATGATTATCATCCATTCTGGCATGTCTGCGATACTGCGGAATCCCATTTTGCATCTGGTAATTCTGTATGACTCCATTTTGCCTTCGGCGATCAAATGATCAAAGAAACTCTTCATTCCTGTGACCCAGTCTAAGTCCGAGATATCGCCTTCTTTGTTTGCCCAAATTGTGTATAAGTCTGCCATTATTGTATAGGTCCTAATAGTTCAAAGCCTTCAAGGCCTTGTTTATATAAGTGAGCTTGATCCAGGTATAAAAATTTGTAGCCCCGATCACGATAGATTGCACACTCGGTTTTTAAACTTTCGACGCCCAGTCTAGTGCGAGGATTGTGATAAGTCCAGGCAAATTGACTGGCTAACACATTTTCGTTGTCGTAGCGTTTCATAAGACTAAAAGCTACTAGCTCGCCGTTTTCTCTGTAACCGATCACATCAGTCATGGCATCAGTGAACTGGCTGTCAAACAAAGGCATAACGCTGCCAAAGTGTTTGTAGATACAATAGGTCCTATAGATGTCTCGCAGTTGTGATAAGTTTGGTTCACGCAAATATTCCCATGCCACAGTGGCTTGATAGGTTGTCCTACTCAGGTCAATTCTGGCATACTGATAGGTCATGATCTAGGATCCTGTCTGTGCTGGAACAACTCGCCAAGATATTCTTCCGGCCACCCGTCATAAAATCCTTTGCGAGCCATGATCTGTGCTTTGAGGTCAAGATCCTTGAGATTCTGTACCAATGACAGGGCATAGGTTCCTTGATTCATACTCACGCCGTTGACCAGTTCCGGTGAATCGGGGTGGTCTTCTAAAGCCAGCAAATCTTGGCCTAGCAGGAATTCTTTGTTGGCCGATTCTATCATGGCATGAAATTGCTCGTAGTTGTAAGCTGTTGATTTGTAAACAAAAATTATCACACTTTTGGAGATGCCAGTCTGCGATATTACTTTCAAATCAAAGTAAGGATTGACACCAAGCCTGACTTCGAAGTCTCGGTCCAGTCGGGCCTTTCTGGCATACGGACATGGAGCCCATCCACCCAGGGCAGGATGCGGAACTTCTACAAAGTTAGCAATCCAGCGTTCTATGTCGTAGGTGACTCGTTCTAGGTCCAACATCAGAAGAAAGGCATTCCAGATTTTTTAGTGGTTTCAAGATTTTCTTTGATCAAAGCACTGATCATTTTGCGTTCACTCACGCCCAAGGCCATAGCCTGATCGTAAGTCAATCCACCACGCATGTACCAGGCCATTCGTAACGCCTCCCGCCTGATTTCATCTGATTCCTTGTCCATTGCCTCTAACATCTTGGCAATCTGGTCAGAATCTGAGGCTAGGAGGCGGCTCCGAAAAAACTTGTCATGTCCAAGGTAAATGATTGTTGATACTCGTTTTTGCACTCAGGACAACTGAGTTTCAGAGGTTGCAGTTCGGCTTGATTTTTCAATTCTACAATGTGATCACGCACACTATTAAACACGTTGCGATCACAATTTTGCATGAGTTCACGTATGAATTCAGGTTCGGTAACCAAGGCCTGTGGGGTTTTGACAGCTGCTATGCTTTGACACAAAGCATCAATGGTCATGGCTGTAATCTTTCTCAAGGCATCACTGATGGCACTGATTTTTTCTGGTTCAGGTATCTCGGTATCAGGCAACACAGAGATCAATTTTTGCTGATCAAACTGTGTTTGATTGTTGTCGTTGAGATTACGATAGGTCATAGGGCGGAAATAAAATTCCAAGTCGCCGTGCCGCACTGGTGTTTCGTAATTGGGTGCTCGTATCTGATCTAACGCCTGTCTTAAATCAATGCCAAATTCGGTTTCGTGTTTGCATTGTGGACAGGTTGTGCCCAGTTCCATGTCGTGCCCGTAGCTGGCTACACGTATACCCAACAAGATGGTATCTACATCCATGGCTGGTATGGACCAGGCATCACGTATGTTGGGCACACAACTTTGTATCACCGAAACCATGGCAGCACCATTGAACAAAGCATCGGGTGTGCGATAAGTGATTTCGTCCACAGCAGTCATGGGCAACACTGGAATCTCTCCATTGGGCGGCACAGTCAAGGCGCCTTCAGGATAGTGTCGGCCACCACTGGGCAGGCGTATGTAAATGCTGGGTTGTCTAAAATATTGTCTTAAAGGGTTGTTTGGCGTCATTTTCTACCTCGGTAAATATAGTTATGGCCGATTTTAACTCACCTGAAGAAATTCAACAATACCTAGAAGACACAGCTCGAGCCTTTGGTAAAACTTCCAAAGAATACGAAACTGCTCTCAAAGATGCCCAAGTTGGCATACGTGGTTACACTCAAAATCTAAAAAATAGCATGGCTCAGCTGGGTACCAGCTTCAAGACTATGGGTGCTGACATGTACAAAGGCACCAAAGGTGTTGGCCAATTTGGCGGCACTGTCGAAGCTGGCGCCGATGCTGTGGCTGCTTATGCCAAGAAATTTGGTCCAGCGGGAGTGGCACTGGGCATGTTTACACAGGCTGTCAGCAAGTTTGTCACAGCCAGTCTTAAACAAAGCGATCAACTTTTTGAAAGCTATCAGAAACTAAGCCGAGCAGGCACAGTAGGTGCTGGCGCCATGAGCGAAGTGTTTGACAACATGCTCAAGTTTGGCTATACGGTAGATGAACTGGGTAATCTAGGCGAGTTGTTGGCACGCAACAGCAAGAACTTTGGCATGTTCTTCCAAAGTGCCCTGGCAGGGTCTCGTGCTTTTGGCAATGTGGCCAATCAAATACAAAACAGTCCCATAAGAGAACAATTCTTTAGATTGGGCATGAGTGTTGATGACATCAACGACGGCATAGCTGGATATATTACACAGCAAGGCAAGCTAGGACAGGTCCAAGGTAAATCAGTAGATCAGTTGGCCAAAGGTTCCGAAGCCTACATTAAAGAACTAGACGTGCTGACCAAGCTCACAGGTTTAACACGCCAAGAACAAGAAGAAGCTAGAGAACAGGCCTTGCAGATTGAAGCTTTCTACGCTGGTCTAGCTGATCTAGGACCAAAACAACAGGAAGAAGCACTCAAGGCCTTTACCTATGCCTATGCCAAAGGCGGACCCAAGATGGCCTCCGAAATGGCTGCCAGCTTTAACGGAGTGTTAACGGCCGGCACCGACATGTTCCTGAGCACCGGTGGTGCCAGCATGAAATACTTCAGCAAAGAATTCTTTGGCAAAGGCGGTACATTTGAACAGAGCATGGACGGGGTGCGACAATCAGTAACTCCGTCTATGATGGAAATAACCAAAGGTCTGAATCAAATTGGCACAGGCTTTGGTATGAATTTGCGTAGTCTGACTATGTTTACTAAGGACGGCGTAGATCCCTTAGCCAAGATCATGGATCAGTTGACCGACGAGCAGTACAAACAACTGACAGGCATGGACAAGGCCACGGCTTCGCAGGCTAAAACTCGCGATAGTCAAATCAAGACTGCGCAAAACCTTCAAGAATTTGTGAATATGGGGGTCAGTCCAGCTACCCAGGCTTTGGAACTGTTTACTGAAGCCTTAGAATATCTAACCAGTTTTATTCCTGGAGCCGGCGGCGCTCGAGCACGCAGAGAAGAAGCAGCAGCACTCAAAGCCGGCAAAGAAACTGCTACCACTCGAGCCGCTGCTGGGTATCAAACCAACGTTGATGCCATGGGCAATGAACTGGGCGGATATGGCGTAGGCGGTGGCGGTCCAGGAGAAGGCCCCAGTGGTACCATGGGGTTAAAACTCAAACCTGGCGCAGAAAAGGGCGGCAAAGCATCAGATGCCTTGTATGCCGTGGCCCAACAAGTTGCTGAAAAACTAGGTGGTGACTACAAGTATTTCAGCGGATTCAACGACTCTCGCTCAGGAGATAGCAAACACAACAGTGGTCGAGCCTTTGACATTGTACTCAATGATCCTGACAAGTACGAAAGTGCGTTGACCATGATCAAAGGCATACCAGGCGTGGGCTTTGCACAATTTGAAAAAGCTGGACAACGGAATCCCAATGGCAGCGTGGCCTCTGGAGATCACATACACACCGAAGTGAGTGCGGCCGCTGGCGCCATACTTTCGGGCCCAGCCAGCGGTTACAAGCCCAATCTGACCATGCACGGAACCGAAGCAGTGATTCCGTTGAATACTCCGGCAGGACAGTCGGCCATAAACGGACAAGACAGCACAATCATGGCAGCACAGCTGGACAAACTGGACGAAATGGTCTCGGTCATGAAAAATCAGCTCAGCGTCAGCACCAAGATAATGCAGATGTCGCACTAGCCGCCGCTAAATATAGCACTACTAAGGAATTAGATAATGGCTATAGAAAACGGCCGCAACGGTCGAAATGGTGGATGGCGCAAGTATTTCCGGGTGGCCAACACCGGAGGACAACTCAGTCCAATTTCAGGACAGAATCAATCAGGATTCCCGGGTTATCCACGACAGACTGGCATGGGCCACGACGACGGCGGTACCGGCAACGACTTTGCATTTCGCAACTACGCCAGCCGACTACCTGAAGTTTACAGCGGACATCCCAACCGTATCGAACGCTACAATCAGTACGAAAACATGGACTGTGATTCAGAGGTCAATGCTTGTTTAGATATTATTGCCGAATTCTCAACACAGATGAATCAGGACAATGGTACACCGTTTGAAATAGTTTTCAGTGATAAGCCCACAGATCATGAAGTGGAAATCATCAAAAAGCAGTTGCAACAGTGGACCAAAATGAACAAGCTGGATCAACGCATATTCAAGTTGTTCCGCAACACCATCAAGTATGGTGATCAGGTGTTTGTGCGTGACCCAGAAACCTTTGAAATGTACTGGGTGGACATGGTCAAAGTGGCCCGTGTGATTGTCAACGAAAGCGAAGGCAAACGCCCAGAACAGTACATCATACGTGACATCAACCCCAACTTCCAGAACATGAGTGTGGCCCAAAAAACCACACAGGATTACTATGTGAGCCGTGCCACAGGTAGCGTTGGACAAAACAACTACACTGCACCCAACGGCGGTGGCGGTGGCGGAGCAGGAAACACAGGGCAAAGCAGATTCACACAGGCCATGAACGAAACCTGTTTGGATGCTAGACATATTGTACACCTTAGTCTCAATGAAGGACTTGATTTTTTCTGGCCATTTGGTCAGAGTATCTTGGAAAACATATTCAAGGTGTACAAACAAAAAGAATTGCTGGAAGATGCTGTGCTGATATATCGTGTGCAACGTGCTCCGGAACGACGGGTATTCAAGATTGACGTAGGCAACATGCCCAGCCACATGGCCATGCAGTTTGTGGAACGTGTCAAAAACGAAATGCATCAACGCCGTATTCCTACCATAACAGGTGGCGGCACCAACATGATGGATGCGTCTTACAATCCACTGAGCATCAACGAAGACTTTTTCTTTCCTTTCAACGGTGAAAGCGGCCGCGGCAGCAGTGTAGATACTCTACAAGGTGGCACAAATCTAGGCGAAATTGACGACTTAAAATACTTCAACAACAAAATGGCTCGTGGCCTGCGTGTGCCCAGCAGCTACTTGCCCACTGGACCGGACGATTCAGATCGAGCCATGAACGATGGCCGCGTAGGTACAGCACTTATACAAGAATACCGATTTAATCAGTACTGCGAACGCCTGCAAAAGGTCATAATGGAAAAATTGGACGATGAGTTCAAGATGTTCCTGCGTTGGAGAGGTTTTAACATTGATGCTGGTTTGTTCACAATCAAATTGTGTGACCCACAAAATTTTGCCAGCTATCGCCAGGCCGAACTAGATACTAGTCGTATACAGAGTTTTATGCAGTTGGAACAAGTTCCTTACATGAGCAAGCGATTCATGCTCAAACGTTATCTAGGACTCAGCGAAGAAGAGATTGTGGAAAACGAAACACTCTGGAAAGAAGAGAGAGATACACCCGAGCTTACAACCACACAAGGACAAGATCTGCGTGCCATTGGGGTCACTCCAGCTGGGTTAGAACAAGACATAGCCATGGGACAAGAACTAGCCAGTGCCGATGTAGGAGCCGAAGCTGGATTCCCACAAGGAGCTGCTCCGGGTGGCACAGTGGCCGGAGCCACACCACAAGGCACAGCTGGTGCACCAGCACCGGCCGGCGTGCCCGGTCTGTAATAAATACAGCATGATCCTCAACGAATTATACCAGCGCAGTCCTGAGGCCTATCAGGATGTCAGTCAAGACAACAGCCAGCCTAGATTGGGCGATTTGCGTAAAACTCGGTTGACTCTGCGCCAGCTCAGCAAACTTCGCCAGATGAATGATGTGCGTAGTTACGAATACAAAGAAAAACTCAAAGATATTCGCAAACAGTACGCACCTCCTGCAACACCTCCTGCATTGTAATATTGCAGTCATAAAACCTCCAGTTTTCTACCTCAAAACTACCAATATTACTCGTTAATAGTAAATATCTAACGAGCCATACCTTAAGGAGAAACTATGACATCGAAATTTGAACAGTTGATCGAATACGTGATCAACGACGAAGAGGCGAAAGCCAAAGAACTTTTCCACGACATCGTGGTAGAAAAGTCACGCGAAATCTACGAAAACCTCATGACTGAAGAGGAAGACGAAGAGTTAGAAGAAGCTGAATCTACAGATCAAGAAGACGAAAAAGCTGAAAAAGCCGGCGAAAAAGTCACCAAGGACATCGAGCACGACGACAAAAAAGATCGTAAAGAACGCATGGACGAGGAAGAAGACGAAGAAATGGACGAGTCCATGATGGCCGACGAGGAACTCATGGACACAGTCGAAGCTGAAGAAGAAGGCATGGAAATGCAAGAAGCCGAAGGCGAAGAAGCCGAAGGCGAAGAAGGTTTAGAAGATCGTGTAGTTGACTTGGAAGACAAGCTCGACGAACTCATGGCTGAATTTGAAGCTCTTATGGGCGACGAAGCTGGTGACAACGTTGGCGACGAAATGGGCGGCGACGATCTAGAAATGGACGACACAGAAACAGCCGATTTTGACATGGGCAACGGCGAAGAAGAGGAAGAAACAGACTCTGAAGAAATTGAAATGGGGGGCATGATGGAAGCAGTAAATCTTGCCAAAGCTCCTGCTCCTGTGACGTCAGAACCTGCTGGTACTAACACCAAAGGTCCTATCGCCAGCAACAGCGGCGCAAAAGGCGCAGTAGCAAGTCCTGTAAAAATGACAGGTGACACAGCCCAAGGCCGTCCAGCTCCCAAAGCTGGTGAGTTGATCGGCAAAGTGCAAAACAGCGTAGGTGGCGACAAGAAGTTGAGCCCAGCTACCAAGCCAGACCTTGCACAAGCCAGCGGCGTAAACACCAAAACTCCATTTCCTAAGGCTTAACAGTTAGATATGGCTCGCTATCTAAGAGAACATCTAAGCTTCACTCAGGCAAGGGCAGAAATCTTGTCTGAGGAAGCCGCGGATGGATCCGGCAAGAACCTGTACCTCAAAGGCATTTGTATTGAGGGCGG